AATAGAAACAGACAAAATTAATTGTCAACAGGTTTTTTTTTATTGTTTAATTAATTAGTAGAAAGAATAGTAAGAGCGTAGATTTTAATAGTCAACAACTAAAATAAATTAAAAAAATGGCTTATTGTAAACTAACTGACCTGGAGAAAGAGGAAAAAGTGAAGAAGATTTGCGAAGAAATAATCGGTGGGAAGCAACTAGTTACAGCTTGTAAAGAAGTTGGAATTGATAGTACTGAGTTTTACAAGATGTTGATGATTAACCCTCGTTTCTCTGAAGTCTACGCACACGCCAGGCAATGCCAAGCCCACTACGCTTATCAACAAGCTCTCGATGTGATTGAGCAATTCAAAAATGCTAAATACTCAGACTTCGGATCACCGCAGGAAGCTCATTACGAAAACACAAAGAAAGATAGACTAATCAACAATTATTTAAAGATTGCTGGGATTGCTAACAAGAGAGATTACAACCCGAATTTCAGAGAAGAACAGACACAGCAAGCAATTACAATCATCAACAACAGCGGGATGGATCTTGCAGTGAAAGAAGTGAAGAGAGTAGAGATCGGAGAGAAAGATCAGCCTGGGAGTACAACCCTGATTGGAGAGGCAGGAGGAGGAAAAGGAAAAGATACTGTGTAGAACAGTGTTTGATCTTATCCTCCGGATGCCTTATCGAAACCGCTTTGTCAAGTTAATTTTTTTTCATGTCAAGAGAAATATCACTTCCTTTTAACTGGTCACTGAGAGACTATCAGAAGCCTCTCTGGAAAGCTCTACTTACTAAAAAAAGGGCAATTTATGTTTGGCATAGAAGAGCGGGGAAAGACATTTTAGCACTGAATAAAATAGTCTGTTCTGCAATCTTTGGACATGTAGGAACTTATTGGCACGTCTTCCCAAACTATTCGCAAGGCAAGAAAGCAATCTGGCAGGAGAGTACGATCGACGGAAGGCCTTACCTTGATTTCATTCCCAAAGTTTTGATTAAATCAAAGAATGAGCAAGAACTAAAAGTGACTTTTTACAATAACTCGGTTTACCAGATTGTCGGCTCCGATAACGTTGATGCACTGCGGGGGGCGGGCGTGAAAGGGGTTGTCTTTTCAGAATATGCGGAACAGAGACCGACGGCATGGGAAGTTATTCAGCCGATGATTATGGCCACTAATGGCTGGGCAATGTTTAACTTTACCCCCAAGGGTCAGAATCACGCCTACGAACTCTTTGAAATGGCTAAGAACGATCCTTCCTGGTACGCTGAAATCTTAACAGTTGAAAACACAATGCCGCAAGTCTTTACGAAAGAACAAATCGAGCAAGTTAAACAAGAATACATTGCACGAGGTAAATCACTCGATCTCTTCAATCAAGAATACTATTGCTCATTCCACAACGCAATCGAAGGCTCTTACTACTCGCAACAACTGAAACAAGCTGAGACTGAAAACCGAATCGGCAATATCCCTTACGAGCCAGCTATGCCTGTCAGCACCTGGTGGGATCTGGGGGTCAATGATACTACCGCCATCTGGTTTACTCAAATAGTCGGTAAAGAAATTAGAATCATTGACTATCATGAAGACAGCGGCTTTGGTCTCAATCATTACATCAAAATTGTAAAAGAGAAACCTTACATCTACGAATCACACAACGCTCCTCACGATATAAGAGTGAGAGAGTTTACAAACGGCAAATCCAGACTTGAAACAGCTTACGAGCTAGGAATCTCTTTTGATCTTGTCCCCAACATCCCCGTGGAAGACGGAATCAATGCAACCCGAATGATCCTCGGAAAATGTTGGTTTGACAAATCTAAGTGTCAGAGGGGTTTACTTGCTTTGCGTAATTACAAGAAACAATTTGACGAATTAAAAAACACATTTAAGAACAAACCGCTCCACGATTGGAGTTCAAACGGGGCTGATGCTTTTCGATACCTCTCGATTGGCATTGGTAACAGGATGGCCTCCTCATCTCAAGAACCAGAGGTGGCTATCTTTAAAACTCAATGGCGTTAATTCATGGGCTTTGGTAAGCTAACTAGACCAATCTCCTTTGTTGGGGGTGGGTTACAAAATATTGCAAGGAATCCCGAGAAGGGAATCTTAGGCGTAGTGGGTCTTGCTATAGCTGGCAGACAAGAGGAATTGAAGAATCAAGCTCTTCAAACTGAAAGAGTCGCTTCTGGTCTTAACGAAGCAACACTTCAACAGAAGAATCTCCAGGCCGAACAAGCACGCATTCAAGCAGAAGAATCTGTAAGACAACAAGAGGAGCAAGCCAGGAGGAAGACAATCTTTGGCGGATCTTCAATCCAGAATCAACAACGAAAACAACTGCTAGGGGTTTAATATGCCAATAAAAAAAGGATCATCTAAAAAAGTAATCGCTGCAAACATTAAGAAAGAGATTAAGAGCGGCAAACCACCAAAGCAGGCGGTAGCTATTGCTTATTCTGCAGCTAAGAAAGCTCAACCAAAGAAAAAGAAATAGTGTCTAACGAGAAGAAGGTCGCAGAACTCTTAAAAAGAGCTGAGACGCTTGAAGCTAACAAGCAGAACTTTCTCACTGTCTTTCAAGAAGTTTCAGATTATTTCAGACCAGTCAAATCTAATATTATTGTAAAGAAAGAGGCTGGCGATAAGTCTATTTTTAATAAAATCTTTGACTCTTACCCGATCGTTGCAGTTGAGACATTAGCAAGCGTGCTGAACGGCATCTTAACAAATAAAGCCTCTAGATGGTTCAACATACAAACGGTTGATGAAGTATTGGCGGAAGATAACGACGTTTCTAACTGGTTAAGTGACGCAACAGATATTCTTTGGGCTAAACTCTACAGCCCCCAATCTGGCTTTGAACAGGCTCTTTTAGAAGCTTACAAAGACGACGTTACTTTCGGGACCATGGCCACAATGATTGAGCCAAGCAAATCCTTTGATCTCGTTTTTAACACTCTTTCAATCAAGGATTACCTAATCGCCGAGAATGATGAAGGTAGAATAGATTCTCTAATCCTCAAGGTACAAATGACTGCAAGACAAATGTTGCAGAAATGGGGAGAGGATAGGGGAAATTTACACGAAACTATTACCAGAACGGCAGAAACGAGACCAGATCAGTTATTTGATCTACAATTACACATCTACCCTAGGACAGAAAGGGACTCAACAAAAATCGACAAGCAAAACGCTCTTTATGCTGGCTGTTGGGTAGATGTTAAAAATAAATCAATAATAGAAGAGACAGGCTTCGACACCTTCCCAATTGCTGTTGGTAGGTCTGAAAAGTCTACTGGTGAATTATACGGCACCTCTAGGGCAATGATGGCTCTTCCAGATGCAAGGGAGCTTAACGTCATTAGTAGACAACGCAACGAAGCGATTGAACTACTACTAAGACCACCTCTAATTGTAAACCAAGACTTCCAGAATAGGATCGACCTCTCACCTGGTGCGCTCAATAGAGCCAAACAGAATATGGGCGCAGGTGGAAGAATTGCTTTAGAGGCGGTCAATGTTGTAGGAAATGTACCCCAAACCTTGGAACTTATTCAAGAGAAGAAACAAAGCATACGTGAGACATTCTTTTTAGATAAGTTAAAAATATTCGACAACCCAAACGCAACTGCAACCCAGGTCCTAGAACTAAGGGCGGAGGGTTTTAGGATCATGTCCTCCTTATCCCTAGGCATTGAGGAATATCTAAACTCAATCCTAACACGTTCTTTTGATATTCTTTTTAGAAAGTCTTTTGCTGTGAATGATTTGAGCGATGGATTAAGTAGCTACTCTTTACTCCCCAATCCTGTCTTTGGTGAGTTACCTGATGCGCTCAAACAAGCTCCAGACCTAAAGATCCTATTCATCAACCCAATCAACCAATCTCAACAAGCGACAGAATTAAACTCAATTGATGTTTTACTGCAAACAGTAGCTAACACGGCGCAATTAAGTCCAGGAGTTGTTGATGTTATTAATTTTGACGAGGTTGTAAGGAAGAAGAGAGCAATATTATCAGTTGATCCTGATTTGATTAACGACAAAGCTACAGTTGAAGAGATTAGAGCTGCAAGACAGCAACAAATTCAACAGCAACAAGAGATGAACAATAATCAACAACAGGCTGCCACTCTGAAAGATTTGAAACAAGCAGGGCAAGCATGAAACCTAACATAACTTTAGAACAACAGAAGAAAATCTACCAACACATCTTCCTCGAACATGAGAATGGTAAGTTAATTCTCAACGATCTAAGATCAACTCTCTGTGTCAATTCTGATGCTCTTGCGAATACGGGTGACCCAATCCTAGACAATCATCTAAGAGAGGGTCTGAGACTGGCTTACCGTTACATTGAAAGCCTATTAGTAAACTAAACAACAAAAAAACAAAATGACTGAAGAAGTAATCCCAGTTTCTGGGGCAGTTACTGAATCTGTAACAAATAGTAACAGTAGCGCACAAGAAAGTGTTGCACCATCAACAACAGAAACATCCTTTGATGTCTCTAGATACTTTGGAGACGATCTAAAGAGCGATCCAGATTTCGAGAGATTATCAAAAAGCATTCCAACTGACCCTGCTAAGATAATTAAAGACCTTTACCACAAAACTAAATTCTTTGGTAAAGCAAGGGAGCAAGTGAGAAAAGAAATAGAAGAAGAGAATGCAGCGAACGTAAAAACCTTTAAAGAAGAAGATTACACCTATCAACCACCCGAAGGCGTTGAATTAAATCAAGACATTTATGCTTCAGCGAAAGCAAAGGCATTGGAATTAGGAATAGCTCCTGATAAATTCTCCTCCTTTTACGATTCCGTATTAAAAAGAGAGATTGA